AATAACATTTGTCCTACTGCTGCAAGATTTTGTTGCTGTTGTGTTTTTAATGCTTGTAGTTCATTTAACTGTCTGGCTCTTGCTAACTCATCTAACGATTGAAACTCTTGTTCTGCTTTCTGTTGGGCAGTAGCTCCGGCTTTTGCTGCTGCCTCTGCTAGTGCTTGTTGACCACGAAACGATGAACCTTGCCCTATGCTCTCTATCATACTACCTTGGGCTTGTTCATTTAATGCCTGTCTCATTGCTGCAGCAACAGGCTGTTGAAACTGTGACTGTATTCTTTGGCGCTCTGCTTCACCAGCACCAAGTTCTCCCAAAGCCCTTTGTCGTTCTAATTGTTTCTTTCTGTTTCTTTCTTCTGCAGTCAATCTATCAAACTTAGCAGCACCAGCACCAATATTTTTTGCGCCTTCTGCTATAGATGACAACATCATAGCCATTGTTAACGGATCCATATATTCCTCACATATAAAAACATTCTATTGATACACCCCAAGATACTTGTCTGCATTGCCCCGCACTGCTCCAAGCAGCCAAGCCTATCCCAAAGTTTAAAATTGCACTATTTGATTCAAATAACATATGTCCATTTGTAATAAAAGAACCATCCAATGTAACTGGTGTTATTCTTGTTGCTTGTTGTTCTGGCACTCTATGATTCATACCCACAACACTTATGTTGTTTTGATAAGCATAAAACCGTGTTTCTCCGTTAGAGCCATCTCGATCCCTTGGTGATTGATGATTGATCCACCATTGAAAGAATACTGTTTGCGGATGAGTTATATCAAACTGCATACAAGTCAATGGAACGAACTGTGTGCCATTTGCATTGAAAGATGCTGGCATCATCCATCTTGTTACATAAGATGTGTTTTGGTACGTGCCACCATTATTTCTGCCACCAAAAACACCAGACACATTATTAGTAATATTAGTAACACTATCATATCTCCCCTGCATAATATGTGCAGTAGTAATCCAAGCACTTGATGTATTCACATCACCAGCCACTACCTTTTGTGCTTTATCTCGCATAGCATCAAGGTTATTCTTTGTATCAGACGCTGTTAACGTTTCACCTGATGACCAAGTCTTAGGAAATGTAATAGCCATTATTCATTCCTCATTAACAAATATGATAAATCTGCACGGTACAAAACAAACTTATGTACGTGTGAACCACCTGATGTTGCTGCTTGCAATGACTTTAAAGCATTACTAGTAGTTGCATAAATAGGCTCATACAAACCTCTTACCATAAGACGCAATCCATATATTGTAGTATCGCTAGTAAACTTATAGAAGTATTGGCCATACCCATTTCTTCTGCCGGGGTATACAACAAAATCTGTACCACCACTATCATAGTTGATACCATGATAATCAATAGAGCACGCTTTCAAATTAGAAGTTAAATCTCCATATTTTGTAGCACCGCCAACAGTTATAGCATTGTCTAAATCACCTTGACCAGTAACTGGTGTAAAAGCACCACCACTTGATAATTGCCATTCTAACCATATAGCCCAATTCCAACCTAATAAATCTGCATCATAAGGATCTGTAGAAGAATTACCTTCCGTATTAAAATCGTATTGCCAATACACTCTAAATATATCATTTTGTTTTGCAACAATAGCAACTGTTTCTGCGCCTATTTCTGTTGCTGCCTGTGGCGCTACACTGTCTGCATTAGTATTTGCATTTATTGTTAGTGTGCCTGAGTTTATTGTCGAAAATGTTTGAGCTGCTTTTAATATAATACCTGATCTGCCATGAGCACTATTAGTATCAAATGCTGGCTGATCAATGCTTTCAGTTCTAAAGTTATCTGCATCCATAGTAAATGCTGTATTTACTGCTGCAAACTCTGCGTTTAATGCAGTAGATGTTAACTTATCACCACGCTTTATTCCTGTATTTTTAATAACGCTCATCGCCAACGTCCTATTATTAAATGTGATGGTGCTGTTATGTTTACAATATTTCTATCAACAGGATCATTTGGCCCTATGTTTTCTTGCCTTATATCTATTGTTGCCGTATGACTACCACCCGTTGTTGGAAAGTCTGCTATAAGCCTTGCTGTTCCAATTGGTTGCGGCATTATATTAGATTCAAAAACAATTACTCCATCCCATTTCATTCTAATTTGTATACCTTTTGGTACGACTTCAGGGTAACTTGCAGCTATAAAACCTTTTCTTATATAATTATAATAAAAGAATTTATATTCCCAATGACACATACCATCTTTAAATTGTGTCACACTTACACTATCTATTTCCATCCATCCGCTGTCGTATGTCGTATACGAAGGGCCTCTCCATTCTTTTGATGCACCAGTAGATGTATCTGTTTTGACATCCATATCATTAGAATTGCTTATTATTACTTTGTGAAAAGCACCAGCAACAACAGATGTTTCATCTATAAAATTATCTGGCAATGTTGTTCTGTCTAAGTCACCATTAAAAGAACTTTTGTATGCGTTAAACCCTGCATTAAACTCTTTGTAATCAACAATAGCCTGATTTTCCGGTGATGCTTCTGTCCACTTCTTGCTCATGACAACCTCTTACCGGCAATAATACGTGTTCCAGATACTGTATAATCAACAGCATAACCAATAACGATAACATCTACTGTTGTTTGTATTCTCCATCGGAACCAAGAACAACTACCGTTATGTACATCAAACCGTATTGGTGTAACCATAGGCTCTTCCCAGAACTTATCATCATCTAACTTTACCAAATCATATACATTCTGGTCAGCAAAATCTGCACGTTGTAACTTTACTCCGGTTGTGGTGCTGTAGGTGTTGTAATCATAATCTCTATAAACATCCATAGATACAGTTGTGTCTCCTCCTGTTCTGATAAACAGGTAAACACCGTGTACTTTCTTTTTAAAGGAAGGATCGCCCATATCCAGCCAAGCAGAAGACATAATACTAGTTGGTGGATCATCATCTATTATATTTCCTTCACTTATTTTTTGCCCTAGTGACCTACGTTTTGATATAACAAACAATCCTGCAGGGTCATCATTAGATGCAGCACCACCGTTTCTTCCAAAGATTAAATCACCATCTGGATTTTTAACTATATTATTTACTGGGAAGCCTTCACGAACTGACCATACTTGTTTGTCTGTATGAAATATAATCCCTATATTATTTATAGAAGAACCATCTACACAAAAGTAACAATGCCATTCACGATGCTTTTCAGAATACACAGCAGTTGCTTGCGCTATATTTGTTACATTCATACGTGATATTGTTTCTTGTATCCCGTGCGAAATCTTTTTAACGTTAGTTGTATCTGAGTATTCTAAGTTACCACCAACAGCATAAACCCCATCAACAGTTAGAAATACTACACCTAGACCTGGCACCATTGTTACAGTATCTATTGCCCTAGTTCCTATGTGTTGTTGAAATGGTGTAGCAACAAAGTTCGGAAAGTCACCTTGAATAACATCTATGCTATTCTCTCTAAATACTAACATATAGCCAAAGTAACCAAAGAACCCTGTTATTCCTCCACCTTGTCTATTACCAACAGTAATAAAATTTAATGCCTGATACTGGTCTGGCTTAGTAGGATTAGAATAATAAATAACTGTATCATTTGTTCTACCACCATCAATAAACAAACAATCTTTGTATATGCCAGTAAATCTACAATCAATAGAAGGAAATACTATACTGTCTGATTCAGATGGAGCAGTTGAACCAAGACCTATATCTGGTGTGCTATCAATAAATAATGTTTCAAAATTATTTGGAACATCTGTAACGTAATAAAATACATCACCAGAATTGCCACCATCGGAACTATAATTTTTTGTTCGATAGATGCGTCTAGCAATTATATCGCTATCCCCAACAGGTATTTCTATTGCACAAGCATATCGAAATGTACCAGTAGAAGAAGAAGAAGAAGCTGCTGTTGTCCAACTTATTACCTCAGAAGAAGATGATAATGGTGATTCTGCACCAGCATTATTTATATATGTAACTTTCCATCTGTATTTATTTTTTTTATCTGCTTCATCAATGCCTAAACCTAATGAAGGCACATGGTCATAATACAAAGTATGATCGCTTCCAAACTGGATACAAGTATGGCTAGTCGCTGTTTTTGACAATGCTGTCGGGTTGACTGCTACTCCCCACGCTATAGGAGTTCCGGGTGGTTTATGAAAACCCAATGGATATATAGCAGGATTAAAGGTTAATGCAGATTGCACTACAGGCCAAGCCCTGTATTTTATTGGTTTATCATAACCATTAACAATACAAACAAACTGACCAAATGGTAAATACTGTGTAGATTGCTCGACTGCGCCGGGTATAGTCCTATCAGATACTAATGCCTGTTTTGTAGGTGTCGCGCCGTGTTCAAACAAATGATACAACACACCACCAGCCTCAAACAAAATGCTGTCTTGTGCTCCTTGATGTCTGTTAAAATAAAACAAACTATCTACTTTGGCCATAGATTGAAAAGGAACCCAGTCATTACGATAGGTAAAATACATCTCATAGCCAAGTTTACTAGACCATCCACCAGTTATATCATCTGTTTTCCAGTTTACTAACTCAGATAAATTGTCTGGTGTTTGTGGTTCTAACTCATTTATACCCGCAAGTTCATTGACTATTTGTTGTTTGTTTTCCATACTATGTTTGTATCAAAGGTGTGTAAAGAGGAACAGGATCAGTTCTACCACCATCCATAAATCTTTTGATGTACCGCTTAGCAATTGAGTTAAGGTATCTTTGCTCTATCTTGAGCATTTCTTGTGCAACTTTACGGTCATACAACGCCGCTTGTTGTTCATTGTTATGCTTTATGAATACATCTCGAAGAGACATATATGCTAGCACGTGGTGACTTGCTGAGGGAAACTCAGGTGTATCGGCATCATCAATAAGTTTTTTGGGTCTGTACATATATCGTACTGTTAGTTCATAGTCCTGATCCTGCCGGGGATACATTCTTATTCGTTGTACATTACCATCAACACCATCATAAGCAGTATATGTTAACTCAAATACATCACTAGCAGTAAACGCACTGAGGTTTGTAATAGTATCGTAACTAAATGTACCTGTAGATGTTGGCAAAAACTCTGTTAATGCAGCACCGGCTTCTGGTATATTGTAAAACTTGTTTATACCTGCTTCTATGCATCGAACATAAACACGTCTTTTTAATCCTGATGTATTCGGCAAAGCGGCTATTGTTATAGATGGAAACTGACCGTCTGTTAGTGTAACACTGGTTACAGGAGACAAAGCACTTTCTCTTCCTCCAAACACATATGATACAGCAAACTCTAGTGTTCTTGCGCCACGACCAGCACCACTAGTAGTAATAGTTATTGTTGGTGCTTTTGGTGGTACTAATGAATAATCATCAAAAGGAACCCAGTAGTTTGGTATATTAACTTCGTTTAATGGTAGGTTCCAATACTCATCTTCATACCGTGTAACAGGAACCATACGTCCGGGTTCTGCAGGTGTCATTTGCATAGACCGTTTAAGGACTTGCATAATCTCTACGCAATCTTGTGGCATATCAAGATAACGGAACTTTACTGTAGCATCTGGTGTACCACTAGCAGCAACGTATGCAGAAGTTAAATAGGCTGTTGTTGCTGAAGCAACCCACGCTACTGTATATTCTACATCCAGTATATCTATAACTTGTCCATCCATACTACCATCAGTAGGAAACTGACCAGCACCACCAGTAGTTATAGTAGCAGAGTTTTGAGTTACAGTTACTGTAGTTAAAGACAAATCTTTTGTAGCGTCAACAAGAACTTGTTTCTGTGCAAACGTAAATGGTTTTTCAGAAAATAGTTTAAAGTAGTTCTCGTTTATTATGTCGTTTAACTGATTTTGATAAGAAGTAATAGAAGGTTGGTAATCCAATATATTACCGATATATTCACGGATTTCAGATAGCTTCATACCAACCTCCCATTAAAACAAACTGCCCGTTGCGGGGCGGGCAGACCCCATAAGGGTTTTTAGAATTGTTTCAAAACAACCACTGTTGCTACATTGCCTGTGTCTGCTTCAACAGCAACTGCAACAATCGGACTAGTGTCTGATGCTGAAATAACTTTTGCTTGTCCAGCGACTGAACTTATAATAAGTCTATCACCAGCAGCAACTGACGAATGGACGTTTGCAGATTCATGTATACCAGCGATGGTAACATTCACTTCATCGCCAGCAGCAGTAGCAGCGTTTAAAGCAAAACCTATTGCAACTTGACTAATAAGAGAGTCATCAGCCTTAATAATATACAAGGCCTTATCTCCATCAGCAGTCTTAGAAAAATCCAAGGCAACTAAATCATTAGCAGCAATTGCGGATGAAGCAATGAAACGCTCAACTTGTCTACGGTTTGATGAGGTAATTCCTAAAGCAACACCATCACCATCAGTTGACTGTAAGTATTGTAATAAAGTATTAGTAGCCATGATTAAGCCTCCCCATTCAGTAACACACCCAAACCGGCAAGGTGACTTGCGGCCAACTGTGTACGAACCATAATGTTAGAAGATGCAGCAGCGTATCCTGAGATACGTTCCATATCACTCATTTCAAAGTGAGCATCTTTATCGAAATAAACTGTAAATAGTTTAGAGTTCAAGAAGTACATAGATACTGGTTTAGCGCCAGCAGCAGTAGTAAATCCAAGACCATTATCAATATACATTGATGCGCCATTGTACATAAGGATAAGTTTACCTACAATATCTTTAGTTTGTTCAGCAGAAGTATATCTTTCTTGATCTGTTAACTCATTACGATACAATTCGTAAGAAGTTGGAGAAGCAAGAATAATATCTATTTCGCCTTCTGGAGCATAAATCTGAGTATTAATCATAAGATTACTCATATTTTTTAAACCAGTAGTTGCAAAGTTAGTAGTTACTTCTGCTACTTGATTTTGCCAAGATGAAGTAAAACTAGATTTAGCAATACCACCAATAGTATTAGTTTGATTACCAAACGCTTCACGATTTAAAAACCCTGTTGTGTCTTGAGCAGCAGCAGCACCCCAAGCACCAGCAGCAACAACCCCTTCACCATTCAGTGTATTAAGTTCACTTAGTACTGTTGAGTTACCAGTTACAGTTTGCTTACACCATTCACGTTTCAACATACCCATAACAGATTTGAGACGCGCTTCAGCAATACGAATGATAGCACGACTACCCTTATTACTAAGTTGTTCTTTCTCAGTAATAACTACAGGAGCCACGAAATCACACCAGTCAAAAGAAGCAGTGCGAAGTGCATCTTTAACGGCTAGATTAACGCTTTCATAACCAGTTGCTAATTGTGTAATATTAGAATGTTCAGCAAGAATTACAGGATGGTCTACTTTTTGACCACCGTCTACCATCTCTACATTACCGGCTCTTTGAACTGCTTCAAGTAGCGGTATAGTACGAAATGTATTGTCAACCTCTCGATCACGCAAAATACGTAGGGTCGACGCCAGAATATCATATTGGATACCCATATCGTTCACCATAAAATAAGATTATATTTTTGTATTGCGCGTGTCCGTGTTCGGGGCGGTGCCGTCAGCGTATCCTTTAGAGGGTCTTATGGCACACTAATTTAATACACAAATTATTTCTTTTGTGCAAGTAAATACTCATATATATCTTGTGCAGACATTTTTGTACCTTCGGGAGGTGCGGTCATACCCGACTTTTTACCACTGCCAATACGTGCGGCTACCTGTCGATTTATTTCCTTGCGCTGTTTTTGTTGCTGTTGTTGTTGCAGTGCGCTTTGCTTTGCTCTCTTACCTGATACTATCCAATAACCTTGTTCTAGGTTTAGGCTATCATCTGACTTTAACAACTCATAAACTTCTTTTCGTAAGCCTTCATCTGTGCGCAATTCTGGATGCTCATTCATAAAATCTTCTACTTTACGATTCGATTGTGCTTTCATTTGCTCTTGATACATAGGCTCTAATACAGCCTGGAGTTTCTGAGCAACAAGTGAGTTGATATAGTTTTCCATACTCTTGTTATCGAAAGGATCAAACTCTTGTCCTTCTGCTGCTGCTGCTTGAGCCTGTGACTGCAACGCTTTAAAGGCATCAGATGTAGTTAGACTAGATTGTAAATCTTCTACTTTCCTACGCTCTTGAGATAGTGCTTGCATCTTACGAGTATAATCAGCACGTAAAGAACCCATTGCTCTTTGAACATCTTCTGGCTGTGAATTAAATATGCTATCCCAACTTTCGCCTTCTTGGAGTTTCATATCTTCGTAAGAGCGTCTTTTTGTTTCTTGCTCTTGCTCTGCCACAGAATTGTTATGTGCTTTGGTTTTTTCATGATGCTTAAGTATTGCTTCTACACGTTGATCATACTCATCTTGTATTGGTGGAGCACCGGATGATGCTTCTATATTTTCTGCTAGTGTTGGGGCTTCTGTTTGTTCTGCTGCTTCTACAGTACCGCTATTTGTAGTTTCTTCAGACATTACATTCTCCCTGCAAACATAGCATCCATATCTTCTGGCATAGGCTCTTCTACTACCACTTTTTCTTCAACAACTTCTTCGTCACCCATTATAGTATTGCTTTCCAAGAACTTTTTAAATGTCTTGTCTTTGGCTAGGTTACGTAGTTGTCCAGCGACCATTGCTAAGTCTCTGTCATCACGAATAGACTGCATATCTAATTCAAAATCAACACCAGCATCAGCGGCAGCAGTAGCAACCATATCCAATGAAGTAACAAAATCTTCTGGAAAGATTGTTATATCCTCTTCGAACTCTGGATAACTTTGCTGGAACATTTCCAGTACAACATTAAGTTCTTTAACCAAACGGTTTAGTGCATTTTTTGTAAACTTGCCTTCTGGAACAACCATAGTTGCTTCTCTAAGGGCATCTTGTTCTGCACCAACCTCTTGTGCTTGTGCTAGTAAATCAGTGGGGATACTCATTTTATTCTCCTGTTATGGCCTTTGCTGCTTCAGCAAAAGAACCAGTTTGTTTTTTAACTCTTTGAAATGTTTCTACTTTCTTATCGTGCTCAACGCCGTCATTGTAAACAACCTGTTGGTGATCGTCTAGTTCCTTTTGTGATACTGGTCGCAGGTTTTTTTCTTTCATAACCTTTTCGCGATGCATACTATTTTCAATATACATACCCAAACCGCGATCAAAGTAACCATTTGAATCACCCCAGCGGTTGACAGTTTTTGCAAACAAAGATATACCACGCAACAATTTTCCTTCACATACTTCGCATACCATATCATCTGCTTCATCAAAATCACATATGTGTTGTTGATCTAAGTTACATTCAGTACATCGATAATCATATATTGGCATAGTTTTCTACGGTAAAAACTGTTGTATGTCTTGCGGTGACGGTTGACCCTGCATACCAGCAGATGTTGTTTGTTGTTCTTGTGCTGGTGCTGCTTGTTCTTGTTGAGGTTGCTGTGCTGCACCTTCCAAAGCCTCTAAGAACGATTGCGGTAAATCCATCATACGTACTAGATGTTGTAGTATTTCAGGAAGAGGAACGCCCAGTTCAACCAGTGTTGGCATAACTGCTAAAAACTCTTGCTTCTTAACGGCTTCTGATACTGGAGTAGCACCACTATCATTTGCATAAAATCTAAAGTCACCTGTTATATCATCAACATTTATTGTCTTAGGCATACCATTAATAATAATAACATCACCATCATCTTTAATATACAACTTCATTATTGAGATATATACTTCGGCAATGTATTCAATAGCACTGTCTCGCTCCCTAGCCAAACGTCCTATTTCAGAAGAAGAATATGCAGCAAGAGCAGTTATCTCTGTAGCGGTTGCCCGGGAGGATTCACCTCTTGTAAACGGAGCTAGTACAGAACCGCGCTCGAAATCATCTTGAACCTGCTGCACATAACGTTCAAGTTCGGCAGGCACTGGAGTATGTGGCACGGGAGATATAGACCCTGATAAAGTCTGTCCTTGGCTTAGTTCTACCTCGATAAACTCCCCATCTACCCCTTGAGATAATTTTGACATTGCCTCCGCATCAAAAACACCAGCCTCTACCACCCACTGTCTCGCAGCTCTACGAACCATCGAAGCCTGATAGGTACGTAGTATGTTCACTTCCTGAACTTGATCGTATACTCTACGTAAAGCGGAATAACCACGCATAGGCACATCCGGCTGCCTACTGTAATACAACGGTATAATGGGGCTTATCGGATGCCCCGATGCATCTTTAAATGGTATCTCACTATACTTAACTTCTTTTATTTCGTCTGTTCCTTCCGGCACCAAAATACCATCATACAAGTATTTATCTCCATCTTGGTAGTCAGGCGACCAGACCATCATCTTGTCATTCACTAGGTCATAGAACTCTATAATCTCAACGTATTGAAACTCCGGTTCACTATCTTCTAGACCTTGTTTGTTGTAACCATCATCTTCATCTATTCTATCAAGAAAGCGTATAAGCGGATGAGCACTAAATTTCTTCGGCCCATATTTATCTCTGGCTTCTTTAAGCGTCAAATAATAACGATGTCCAATAAACTTTTGATCTCTCCATCCTGTTGCATCTGTATCAACAATTATATCCCAAGGGGCTACGGCGCATATGGTAACTCTTTGAAATGGGTCTGGGTGATCATTGGGTATTAACTTTAAATAAGCATTGGGGTAGATAAGTGCTAAACGAGAAGCATCTTCTAACTGTGTCCGTATGTTATCCATAAAGTTATTGCACAGTGTCTGAACGATTTGAGCATTACCTTCACCACGCACATCACTCTGTACTACAACGGAAGGGGAGCGGGCAAACAACGAAGCGATGTATCCCTCTACAAACTCGTAAGCACGGGACGTTTCGATAACTACCTGTTGTGGTGCTTCTAGTTTATTCCAATACCGTGTCATATATGCGGCGCGTAATTGTCTAAGTTCTGATCTTGCCTCATCCCAATACTTAGAATGATTGCGGTAATACATTTCAACGATACGTGGCTTCATACGTTTTTCTTCCAAGGTATAGGTTGATCTTTAATCTTCTTCGCTCTTGATTCAGAAATTAGCACATCCATTAAGTTACGTCTAGCCAAAGTTAATTTGCGCCTAGGTATATCACGTAGGCAGCGATAGGCTAACGCAAGAGACATAGCCAAGTCATCGTGCATACCTCTTGGGGCTTCTGGACATATCTTAGTAACAACCAATGCTCTTAGTTCAGCAAGCACTTGTATGTCCATCTTCATTATCATTCCTTGTGTTACATACTCGCGCAAAGTTTCATAAGCATCAAGTTTTGATTTTGTTGTTGTTGTCCAATCTTTCATATTGTGGTCTAGCCATAAGTTCTTATATCCCATATGTCTTAACCGATATAAGACAACGTGACCGTGGTTATTGCTTTCACACAAGACACGGGCATCATTAAACCATTGTGCTATCTTTAAAACAACATCAGCAAACCCAGAAGGACTAATTAGATTATTACGATAGTGATAAATAGGCTGTAGTGTAGCCATAGAAATAACAGATATAGTAGAGTAATCACCACCAACACCAGCAGCAACATCAACACCGATTGCGTAAACGTCGTCGTCGCGGGGCTCTTCGTACAATCTTTCGTTTCCATCAAAGTGTATCCCCTCTATCTCACGTATATCATCTAAGGTAAAATAAGTAGAAGCAGCAAAATGAAACGCATCATCTAGGCAGCCCGGATATTCTCTACGAAACTTTTCCAATCCGATGGTGGCTATTTGTTGTCTTCTCCAGTTTAACTGGTCATATGAACAACCATAAGAACGTATCAAATACTTTTCTTCTTCGGTTGGTTCAAAGTCTTTTGGTGCTGGTAATCTATACTTCTCGTGATCGTGCCACCAGTAACTGATCAGATGCCAGCCATTCTCAGGAGCACCCATAATAAGGCGATGAAAGACATCACCGGGCTTATTAGGAGTACTTTCAATAATAATCTGGCCTTCGCCAATCGTGGCGATAACCTGCGCCAACATCTCTTCCCCGTCATCATAAAATGCAAACTCCGACAAATGAACTGAAGACAAAGTAAACGATCTGGTACCACCCTTACTTCCGGCAGTAAATGAGCAAAGCTGTGCGCCGGTCTCTGAAAATTCCAGTGTAGTACTATTGTCTATGCTTAGACTCTTACGCAATATATTGGGCAGCGAGTTGTGCATCATACTGTCCATCTTTCGTAGATGCTTTGCTGATCTTTCGTGGAAACTAATTACACCAAACTTTAAAGGGTCTTTGGTCTGATACGTACTCCATAGCGCATACGCCCTAAGCACGGTACTTATACCAATCTGTCTTGGCTTAAGTATAATAACCTTCTTATGTTTCTTTAACTTGCCCAACAACGCTATCTGTTCATTATTGGGTGTAAAGTTTACTAACTTACCAGAATACTTGTCTTGTATCTTCAACAACTGTATGAACTTAACCGGATCATTTAATACAGGCTCTAACTCAACACGTATCTTCTTTGGTAACTTTTCAATCATACATCGCCTAGCAAGATAGTATACGTAAATGTATCCCAACCATTGACCCGCCTTTGATCCTGACACAAATCAATAAACTGGTCAAAGTCATACGGATCCTGAAATACTGTACAACCAGCACTATACCGTTCTACTTTGTCTATCTTCCTGCTTCCATTAGCACGGTGTATGTTTATCCCAAAATACCCCTCATACTCTGTACCATCCATATCAAGCACTGTATCTTTATTATTATCCCGCCACACCTTTACTTTACCGTTTCGCTGGCAAAGGGCTAGATACTTGCCTCTATGTAAATCTAACTTGTACACTCCTCTACACTGCTGAGGATGCACCAATATAGCAGTACCCTGTACCCTACTTGGCTTATTTAAATGATACTGGCCCGGATCTGTCGTGCT